AGTCGTAGAAGAGTGGATAAACGCCCGCATAGATAACGGCAAGAAGGTTGTTGTTGCTGCTCACCATCGAGATATTGTCGATGAGCTTGCTCGCAAGTATGGCAACCTTCGCATACAAGGCGGAATGTCTGTTGAGGAAGTCGAAGAGAGTAAGCGCAGATTTCAGACAGAAGATGTCGAAAGCGCACCCGTAATCGTTTTATCAATTCAGGCCGCAAAGACGGGACACACACTCACAGCAGCAGAGGAGTGTTTATTCGTGGAACTCCCGTGGACACCCGCTGACGTGGACCAGACTTACAGTAGATTGCACAGAATTGGACAGAAAGGCAGCGTAACGGCAACATACATGCTCGCTGCTGGAACCATAGACGAAGACATTTACGAGATTATCCAAAAGAAACGTTCAGTGGTCAATGCTGCCGTTGACGGTGGGGAAGTAGATAACTCTGATTTTTCTACTCAGATGATTCTTAGCTTGCTAGATAAGCTTTCTTAATCTTCTGCTGTTCGGGATTCGGAAGAATCGACACCGGCAATGATTTCTTGCGCAATAAGCTTTGCGTACTTGCGGCGTAAGCGCCAAATCTTTCTATTCATCTCAGTAAGCCCGCTACTCATGCGCGCCTTGATGATTGCATCGTCATCGAACACTCCGTATGCATTGAACAACGCATCATGAAGCTCTGTGTCCTCGATTAAAATGTCAGAAATCCATCCGGCTTTTTTATCTATCGACATCATGAGTTCGCACATTCCTTCTGCACCAAACTCTTCCCAGAGGCGGTTTACAACAATGTTGCAGTAATGGCTACGGTACAAGCGCTGAGCTTTCTGTGATTGAGACATGAACTCAGAGAGCCATACGGCAAGTTCTGCACTCGATGGGCCTTCTTCGTCATCAAAGTCAAAGACTTCATCGTTATCGTCATTTTCATTCACGATTGTTCCCTTCGGCTTTCTCTATCTAAATGATACAGCCGAGATTAGGATACCCCTGACAATAGATAATCCTGAGCCTTTACTTTTGCTCGTGTCACCCACGAGTTGTTACTCATAGAAGCGAGTGCTCGCTCGGTAGGTGTTGCTTCGCGATAGTGGTCGAGATACTCACCGATTGCGTTGACGAGAGACCAGCCGTTGTACCCGTAGTTCTTTGCGTTGTTGTCGTTTGCGTAAATTGCGCGTACCAATGATGTTACTTCTTTGTGGTTTGTTTCTTGACGTGCTGTTGCGTCTTTGCTTATCGGGAATACTTGGTTCAGTGTCTTGTCAAGTATTTGAGAAGAAGCAGGAACATTTATTGACAGCAACTTTTCTGCTGTAAGCGTGAACTCGCGAGCCCATTCGGTCGAGATGTTGAGAACTTCGTTCGCTTGCTCCATTGCTCTATCTGCATTGCGTGTATGGCGCGCAGTAAAGACTCGCTTCGCTGATGAAACACCAGCAATAACTGTGTTTTTACATACGGCACGAATACTCGTGTTCGCAAAGGTAATCGCCGTTTTGCCGTCATGTCCATTGTGTACGAGTAGATAACGCTCAATCGAGTCATTGATTCCTGCTGGGTCGATTATCAGCGCACCCATGTCAATAGACGCAAAGAATTCACAGCCATCTCTCAGCACCCCACAGGTATCCACAACGGCGTCCCCGTCCGAAGCTCCAACTATGTCGAGGGCGTAATTGAGGCATTCCCGATTTTGCTGAACTACATAGCGAGTACCCACTGTTGCTAGTCCATTAAACGACCCGTCCGTATTCACCCGTACCGTTGCTCTGCTATCTGGAACGAGGATTGTAGTTCCGTCTGGTTGGCGAATCGGCTCGCCTTCATCGTCACATACGGCTACCCGTGTCGTTACTACGTCGAAATCTGCCTGTGCTGCTGCGAGCATTGCCTCAGCCGTTTGTAGGCCTTTCATAGGCTGCCCAAGCTTGTGCCATGGAATCTGTCGGTCTGCGTACGCCATGCGTGCCGTGCCGTCTTTGTTGATTTCTATCTGATGAGCCATAGCCGTCTCCGTCTCTGTTTTCTTATAGATAAATCTATCTGAAAGATACCCAGTTCCAGTGCAACAGTTATTAGCGGGGCTCCCCCCTTGGGGGCGTTGCTCGCGCGTGGGGGTGGTGAGAGATAAGTCTGCTGGTTTGAGTGAAGTGGCGTACTAGCAGAGTAGATAACTCTTCGCAAGTCTGTACCCCTGCTGGTACGATTTGGGTATTCCAACTGAAAGGGGAACCCAATGAGAACCATTATGAACGAGCACACAGGCGAAATCCCTGCCGACCAAAGTTTGGAGGCGTGCCGAGCACGCTCCTACACAAAGCGCAACACGCAGTGCGCCTCGGCTGACCTGCCTGAAGAATGGGAAAGCATCCACGATGCAACGCTGGAGCAAAAGTGCAATCGCCTCGCCACGGTGAACACAGGCAAATACGAGTTCGCCCGTAGCCTCGCTCAGCAGTTCAAGGACAAGGGAACACTTTCCGACAAGCAAATCGTCTGGGTCAATCGCCTCTACCACGAACACGCCGAAATCAATCGCATCGTGCGTAATGTTCGTGGAGCACACGAATGGACAACGGTCGGTGCAATCACCCACAACCTAAACACAGTGCTCGGCACTTACGCCATTACCAACTTCCACAAGTGCGACAGATGTGGCGAATGGGGCGAGACCTACGAAAGCAACAACTACTCGGGCGACTGACCACCCCCCCCAAAAAAAAGACGGCACTCGGAGTAGATAACCCCCCAACCCCGACCCTGCGTCGTCAGGGCGAGAACAACCTCGCGAAGCGAGGGCGTTAGCCAGCAAAGCCGGGGCTTTCGCTCAAACCTGCTGACATCGGGAGCGAAACGGGGGGGGTGAGAGATAACTCGGATTACCAAAAACAACAAACACACAGAGAGTAGATAACTTTTGCAAGTCTGAACCAGCGATGGTACATTGTGTGCATGAGACAAGTACCCACAGCATCACTAGCCCATAGCCTGCACACCGATTACCTGCAATACCGAGAAAGTCACCCAACGATGGACAGGCTCTTGCATCTCGGATACTTTCGCGCCATGTGGGCAGACAGCGATACGCCGATTTTGACCCGTGACGCATTGGAGAGCGAAGCAGAAAGAGGCGCAGTCCATCACGAAGTGCATCGCGCACTAGATGACACAATCATCGCGCTCGGTGACACTGTGTTTCTCACTGACGACCTGCGTGAGTTGGTCAAGACGGCAGAAGCAACAATGCCCGATGAAGTTTTATTTGAGACGGACATTTTTACCCCGTGTGGATTTATCGTGATGGAAACACCACTACACAAAAGCGTACGGTCACTCATAAGAGCCGAAGATTTTGACGAAGTGCTAACGCTCGCAAAAAAGTATGGCGCAATAGTAAGTGGAACACGCAATGACAATGAACCCGACGAAGATGGAAACTATGTGGGCACGGAGAATTGGGAAGTGCAAGCGTTTGCATGGGCTGACGCGAACGCCGTAACACCCGTAGCACTTTTGGAAATAGAGAGACGGTTCGGCAAGGACAGTAACGAATACGCTTTGGCTCAAAACATTTCTAAGAACTCAGAGAACGCCGATGCTATTCAGGTGCGCGTCTTTGGGACTCTTGTATCAACTACTGTCAATGGACTAACGATAGAAGTGCCACAACTACACATTGCTCCGTTACGACTAATGGACATGTATGTGTTTTTCTATGGCGAAGACGGAATGGAAATAGAACGCGAAGCAAGTGGAGTAGATAACTCCTCAGAAACAGAACTAAACGAGTCTTCATGGGAACGAAGCAGGGAAGTGCGTCGTTTTCTTGTTGCTCTCTTTCGCTTGATGGAGGAGTATGTAGACAAAGACACAACCGTTCTCCCTCGCGCTTTCGGAAGACGCGCTACCCGTGGTGGTCGTAAGGGTGATACAAAAAGTGTCACAACACTTTCATTGCGTCGCGCCCTCTATGACGAAACAGACGGAACGGGAACAGGAGTGAAAGTAACTCTCGCTCACCTAGTCCGTGGTCACTGGCGTAATCAGTGGTATCCATCACGAAAGATGCACCGTGCAAAATGGATACAGGCTCATCGCCGTGGTGGAAACATCACAGACGAAGTGACACAACGCCCACGCGTTATCAAGGTAGACCGATAGGAACGCAAAAGCGCCGTGCCGATACTTATCTACTCTCATAGGTAAGTGCCGACACGACGCTTACGTCGTGTACCGAATGTGTTTACTTAGTCCGTGCGTGTTTCCCGTAAGGATACGAAGGGTGCGCCCGTCGTGCGTCGTGACGCATGCCCTTGATTTCTCCGTATGCCCAAACGCCAA